GGATTATCTTTTTGAGGACTTTCCAGGCGATGTCCTTCGCCATGCGGTAGGTGGGGGCGCAGTAGAAGAAGGTTTCGCCGGGTGCGTTGGCGGCCTTTTGTAGTAGTTCGATGCAGGCGAGGTAGCTTTTGCCGAAGCGGCGGCCTGCGACGAGGACGCGAAAGCGTTTGGGACTGGTGAATACCTCGAATTGCGCTGGTCTTAGGTCAATATCAATCGGTTTCGACATTTTCGGTCTCGGTTACGTCGATTGGTGGTAGTTGGGCGGCCTCCGAACCAGGCATTTGCGCTGGTGGTTGGACGCGAACGCGGATCTCGGGCAGCGATTCGGTGGCGGTGGGTTCGTCGCAGCCGATTTGACGTGCTAGGGAGTCGAGGACTTGGGCGGCGGTGTTCATTTGGCCGCGTTTTAGCGCGGCGTTGAGGACTTTTTGCCGCATGGAGAAGATGCGAGCTGCGTAGGTCTCGCGCTCGGCTGCGAAATCTTGGTCGTTAAGTTTTGTGACTTCACGCCAGTCGCGCCAGGCCGTTTCTTCGCTGATCTGTTCTTTGCTGGCGTGGTCGAGGACCAGCTGTTTGGCTGGGAGTCCTTCGAGTTGGCGCAGGTACAGGCGCTTGACCCGCTCGTTTTTGCGAAACGCGGTACGAGTGATCTTTGGCGCGTGTTTGTTCTCTTTGGGTTCTTCGTTAGGCCCCACAGAGGCGTCTTTTTCTTGCACGAGATTCACAGAATCCTACTTAAAGAATAACAACGTTCCAGCCAACATAACGGGTGCTTGTATTTTTCGCCACAGCGGCTGTGCTACATAAGAAACTTGACCCCTGCCCCCTATTACAGTAGAATTTTTGTGTGATGTTCGTGGAGGTTCCCTGACTCCGTATGGCTGTTGTGCGCGGCTGAACCCTACCCCCCAGTGTGTCGGGTGATACATAAGCGATGCTGACCAGTCGCCTGGCGCTGATCAGTGACAGTAACGTGTTCTTTTGTGACAGTAGCCTGGGGAACTGGCCAAATCCGCTGCAGCGCAACGGACCCGGACACTAGCTATTCGGTGGACTGTCAGCAGAGAGCCCAAACCGTAGTGAGAACAGCTTAAACCTCCTCAGTGAACCGAGCCACGGCATAGGCGGCACCCGCGGCACCAAGGACCGCAAGGGACATTCCGTGAAGGTTGGCTGCGTTGCCTCGCATCTGCTGGCATTGTGCTTCGGTAGCGTATGGGCAAGGGGTGAACAGCCCTAAAAGAGAAGCACCGGCAAGGATGGAACCGTAGGCAGCGCCAACAATGGCGGAACCTGTGAAAAGATTGGAGAGCATGGAATCAGTGGATTGTGCGGTGGGTGTTCCGCTTGTCTGTATTGTAGCAGTTCAGCCGATCGTTTCAAGCCTTGCGCTGATTTTCTTCCGTTTTGCGCCGTGAGCACGGAATGCCACCACCGCACCACGGTCAGCCTTGGCGCACAAGCGGCAACGGTCACACGTCATCCCCTCGCGGGTCTGCGCAGGACAAGTCACAAATTTGACGCCCTCCGCACCGTGCCAGGCCGTCCGCTGATCATCAGCAGGAACCACGCAAACGGACGGAAAACCGCGCCGATGCATCATGCTGGCCCGTTCCTCAGAATCGCAGCTGAGGTTAACCGTGAAGCCTGCCTGATTCTGACGATCCACCACAGCCAGATTGTGCTCCGATTGCCGGTGGTGGGTATAGGTGAACGGAACAACCTTGTGATTCTCAAAAATGCCGCGCATCAGATCAACCACGTTCCCGAGGATCTCGCCGGTTGTTGGCAGCTGCGGCAGATCGCCGGCCGTGTTGACTCGTAGCAACGTGCCAGGTTTTAGCTTTGCTGCCTTAAATTGGTCCGACAATCCGAGCCAGCCGCTGACGTGCTCAGGCTTGTCTGACTCATCCAGCCGTTTCCACCAAAGAGCCTCCGGCCCTGAAGCGGCATAACAACCACCGCCATTGTTAAAAGGACAGGTTGACGGGCAAGAATCCGAAGAACTCCGAAGCGTGGCAATCGGCCCGGTTTTACGGTTGCTGCTTTTAGGTGTGAGCTGAAACTTGGTAATCATGGTTTTAGGTGTGGGTGACCTGTGCAAAGCATGGACGCAACCGCGCCAAAAATCAACCGATCCAGCCATCAGAAAAATTGATGGCTGATATCAGCAAACTTGATCATCCCTGGGGAAAGGATCCGTGCTATGTGTTGAGTCCGTCCTTTCCAAAACAAAACAGATAGCCGCTGCCCTGTTCAACCGAACCAAGAACCGTTAAGTTCTCCCACATATCGGCGCATTCTCGCTTGACCAGTGCCATGGCGGCCACATAGTGTGCGCCTTCCCGTGAATGTTCGTAGGCATAGGCAACCTGAATGCAAGCCTGAATGGCCTTGCAGCTGGCGACAATGAATGCGCCATCGGTGTCTGTTGCGGGCATGTAGTGGGTCTGAATGGCCCACATGAATGGAACACGTTCCAAGGTTTCAGAAACCTCTGAATGTGAATCGCCGTCGGTGATGTATGGACGGCTGATGAATGCTCGGTTGATCAGTTTCATGATCAATTCATGCGATTTTTGATGAGGTTAATGCTGCAGGTTTTCTCCAGCCGTTTGCCGTAACGCACCAAGACGCAAGCCAAGCCGCTGGCGGCCGCATCCTGCTGATTGACGTAGCGGCCACTATTGGGACCGATGCCGGTGATCTGAAAATCCTTGTCAGCGATCCAGTCAGACCAGATCGCCGCTTTGCTGTTGTAAACCCTGCCGTAAGCCGGGACAACTGATAGCTCAAACATTTGGGGTGCCATGTGTGGTGGACTCCTACAGTATGGACCACATTCCGGCAAACCGTCAAGCGTTCCAGCTAGAAAACCCGAGAATTCTCAAAAAATCCCAGCAGGTCTCGACAGCTGTCTCAGTTGCCTGTATTGTGCTGCAATACATGTCTCAACCTCTCACCTATGGAGAAGACAGAAGCGCTGGAGTTCATCCGCGCCAGACTTGACGACGGCTGCCTCAGGTCCGAGGTCATCGCCGAACTGCTGGAGAATGGCGTCAGTCGTGCCACGGCCTACCGCTGGTTCAACATGCTGGCGAAACCCGAAGCCGAACCACAACATACCGACCTCGTCTTGAATGCCCTGCGCGACCAGTTGTATCAAGCGCAGGCAGTTGACGATCCAGCGCAAATCTTAAAAGTGGCGAATGCCTACGCTGCCGCCCTCGCAAAATTTAAACGAGTCTGATGAAACGATCCACCCCTTACTACTTTCGAGAAAACGGCTGGACCATCCGGCTAACTGCTAGCCAGTATTGGTCACTGCTTGCTGGTTTCGAGAAACGTGCCAACGCTGGCGATGCCGAGGCTCGTCGCCGGATTAAAGGCTTCGGCCCACCTCCAGCGGCTGAGACTCATGAGACAACCTCTGAGAGCGCAGCGGCATAGGCTGCCTGCGCTTCTTCCTTTGTCCTAAAGCGTCCCAGGCACTTTTGAATGCCATTAAGCTTGATCTGAGCGCGCCAGTGTTTGTGCTCTTTATTCCAGGTTGCACCGCCATTAAAAGCTTTCTTATTGATGTTGTTTTGTCTGCTTGTTACATCACGCAAGTTTTGAATGCGGTTATCTGCTTTGTTGCGGTTGATGTGGTCAATCTGATGAATGGCCCAATGTCCAACGTTCCAGGCATAAACCACCTGGTGATAGCCGCGTTGAATGGGCCTATTACATGTTCCGTCGTTAAACCAAATATTGATCCGATGGTATCCCGCGCTATTGGGAATGCCTTTAACTGGTCGACCTGTGCGCTTGCTGATTAACGTTCCAGCCAGTGGGTTGTAGTCGTACAACTCCCAAAGGCGTTCAACAGGGATTACTCTTGACATGGCAGCCAGGGTGAATGGTTGTCTGGGTGAAGGAGGCGGCAACCTCACTTCACCACCCCATTATGCCTGTTGCTTGAGCTGATCGAAGTAGGTGCGGCAACGAGATTCAAAACGCTTCTCCGCACCAAACAGCTCTAATTGGGATAACTCGCGTACCTGTGGCGCTCCAGTGCGTCTGGCGATGACGATGTACGCTCCAGCAGGTTGAATGCCTGTTAAGTGTTTTAAGCCGAGGCTATAGGCCCCGCACTGGTCTACGTAGTTACTGAGCATCTCCTCACTACGTTCGCGTTGTGAGGTTTTCCAATCAATTATGAATGGTCCCTTGCCTTGAATGTCGAGTAGGGCATCTGCCGTACCAGCCATTCCTAAAGGGTGGTGAACGCTGAATTCCACGGCATGAATCGCGGTTACGTTCTTACCGATCCACCCCCGGAGTCCACGGGCATACCCAGCAGCCGACCAGGGGACCCGTGGAGCCGCCTGTATCGAGCGTTCGATGCCCCAGGCGGTAATCGATCCAGGGCAACGTTCCAGGCCGTCTGAGCACGTTTTCCAGACGCCTCGCTTAGTTGCTGCTTTTCTTGCTAATTGG